AATGGTTACGCTGGACAGTTTTAATTTTACTAACGTTGATCTTATAAAGATAGATGTAGAAGGGTATGAGATGCAAGTTATCAAAGGTGCCGAAGATACACTGAAAACAACACAATACCTCATGATCGAATTGAACAACAACACAAAAAAATACGGTAGTAATAATATCGAAGTTGAAAAATACATAGGATCGTTAGGTTTTAAAGTGCTTATGGATCATTGGCCAGATAAAGTTTTTTACAGGTCATGATACAAATTAAATATCAAAAATGAAAATTTTTATAACAGGTGTCGCTGGTTTTTTAGGATCACATTTAGCAGATTTGATGATCTCACAAGGTCATAAAGTTGCCGGAAATGACAACATGATAGGCGGTTACACAGACAATGTCCCACAAGATGTTGAATTTCATCAAGTAGACTGTTGCGATTTAGAAAACATGACCAAAGCAATGGAAGATTGCGATATCGTGTATCATACGGCCGCTACTGCCTATGAGGGTCTTTCTGTATTTTCGCCCGTTTTAGTTACAAAGAACATTTTTGAAGCATCGGTGACAACGATCACAGCCGCTATCAGGAACAAAGTAAAACGTATTGTGTATTGTTCAAGCATGGCAAGATATGGTCATCATGATGAACTCCCATACAAAGAAAGTTATGAATGCCGTCCACAGGACCCATATGGAATTGCAAAAAAAGCCGGTGAGGATGTACTACGAAATTTATGTGAAACACATGGAGTTGAGTACGTGATTGCAGTACCTCATAATATAGTTGGTCCGAGACAAAAATATGATGACCCTTTCAGAAATGTGATGTCGATCATGTTGAACAGAATGTTACAAGGTAAACAACCTATCATTTATGGAGATGGTGAACAGCAAAGGTGTTTCAGTTATATAGATGATTGCCTTTACTGCCTCAATGCCCTAGCATTTCAAGACAACGTTGTTGGGGAGGTGGTCAACATAGGGCCAGACGAGGAGCCCGTGTCAATAAATGAACTGGCCGAGGCCTGTGCTAACGAAACAGGATTGAACTTAGATCCTATCCATCATAAAGACAGACCAAAAGAAGTGAAACTCGCTGTTTGTTCATCTGACAAGGCAAGAAAGTTATTGGGATATAAAACGGCAACAAACATGAGACAGTCTGTTAAGAAGACCGCTGATTACATCAGGACACGAGGAATAAAAAAATTCCAGTACCACTTACCTTTGGAAATTGTAAATGACATCACACCAGATACCTGGAAAAATAAATTGATATGATTTCATTTTGCTGTCCATCTAGGGGTAGGCCCGAACTTGCAAAAAGGTTAATCGATACCGCAACCAAAACGCAAAAAGGAAACACCGAATTTCTTTTTTATCTAAATGACGATGATCCGAAGTTAGAAGAATATAAAGACTTGTTAGATGACAAGCATTATACAGTTGGACCAAATCAATCAACTTGTTACAGTTGGAATCTCATGTGTGAAAAAGCATCTAATGACATAGTGATGCTGATGGGAGATGACGTGCAGGTACAAACACAAAACTGGGATCAGATTATTTCAGACCAATTTGATAATTTCAAAGATAAAATTTTAATGGTCGTGCCCAGTGACGGAAGGGTAAAAGGTAATAAAGATTATAGTGACAAAATAGCATTGTGGCCCGACAAGCCTTTACCGGCGGCACATTTTGCTGTCCACAAGAACTGGACAAATACTTTGGGTTATTTGGCCCCGGTCTTTTTCTGGCATTGGCACGTTGATTCCTACACACAGAAAGTTGCTAGGAAATTGAACAGATGCTTGTATCTTCCCACAGTGGAGTTCAAAGCCAAAAAGATAATGAATGATAATGCGGCTAGACAAATAAGATCAAATTTCAATATTGCTAATCGAGATGAGTTTGTATGGACAAAAGTCCGGGATAGACATTTGAATGCAGATGTTGACGCTTTAAGAACTTTTATTGAATCTTTTTAATATATTATCCCAAACACTTTCTTTGAGATCTAACTGTATAAAAGGTCTCCTTATGTATTGACGCTTTTGATTTTTTAGGATTTCAATATCTTTTGATCTTGTTATTATGAATGTGTTTTGAAAATATCGTATTTTTTTACCAGCAATCAAAATATCTTCGCCGCCACTTTGATCATTTCTCTCTTTGAAGAACCAAGCACATATTAAATTTTTTTTTAAATTTATTTCGCTTATGTCGTTGTAGAATTGGAAACCTGTCTTGTATTTTTTATCAAAGTCTTGCCAAACTCGATGAGTAAGATTGTTTTGATTTTCATATAATTTGTCATATTCAACAGTATCTACCAACGTTGATGCATAAACGTAGGGCACAGGATTTTTAAAAAAATGATTTGGTTTGAGTTTCTCCCAATTCATTATGCACTGAATAAATTGATTAGTTCTTTCTTCCAGTCGTCTGCATACTCGCAGTCACGATAGCCATCAAACCATGGCCCTCCTTCTGTGTAATGGAGTATTTTTGGTGTGCCATCGGCTGGTTCTTTATACCAACCAACAAGCCAGTTGTATTCCATGGGCAATGATCCAATTTCGTTATCATCTAACCAACTGAACCTGTGTAGGAACTTGGCAGATTCTTGATTTAGTAAATCGGGTGTTAAAATTTTGTTCTTAGGGTGTTCACAGTTCCAGAGTACCATGCTTGACCAGTTCTTCCTTGGATACACTGTCTGTACTTGTCCGTCCATTTTCGTAGTTTCTTTTGGAGCGTAATCATGTTGTACACAGACCACCGCCTTACTGTTGTCGCAGTATTTGATCAATTCATGCGACGAAATCTTCCATAGAAAATCACAGTCGCAGAATACTGCCCATCCTTTGAAATCATTCATATACGGAACAAAAAATCTTGTGAACGTGAATTCTGTAGAGGCTAGTTTGTCAACGGGACGTGTGTAAAGGCCTTGGTCTCGCATCTGTTTTTGTTTCAAAGGAATTACTTCTGCAGACGGATCTCTTCTCTTGATACTGTGCTCACAAACTTGGTAAGCAATATCTTCCCTGCTGTCGTGTCCTACGTAGATCTTCATTTTCTTCCTGAAAGTATTTGGTGTATCTCTTTCCAATTACTTACACGTATAACGTCAGGATGATCAAAGTCTTGATTGTATGGGTGGTCGATTAATATAGGCTTTAAACCGTATTTGAGCCCGGCTACAGCGTTCTTTGGCTTGTCCTCGACCCAATATAGTCCGGTGTTGTGAAACTCCGATAATGCACTGTCTTTGTCCGCTCCTGTGCCAAGTATATGGTAATTTGTGAACACATGATCTCCAAACAACTCACCTAATCTTCTCTTACGCAGTTGTTGTGCCGGTATGTCTGATGTCTGTGATGTGATAGGAATAAACGTCCAACCTTCGGCGGCAAGTAGTTTTACCCATGTTTGTGATTCCATCATTGGACGCTGTGTACCCATCCAGGCACTTCGATTAAACTCCCTAATGTGTTTTCTTATCTCGTCTTTTGTCACACCAAAACGTTCTGCCATCTCGTATGTGTTTTCTTTGTCTGGTAGTAATCTGTGAGGATGATATCTAGCACCTCGTTCGTCGAACAATGTACGTTGTAACATCCATTTGGTGAAATGGTGTTCCCATTCCAGCAACACTCCGTCAACGTCTGTAAGTATTATTCTATTTGATGTCTGCATCTTCCATGCCCGCCACTCTCAGTTTCACAATGTTTGTTATCTGCCATTGCTTCTGATCTAGTCCTTTGGTGATGCCTAACCATTGGTTCCTTATCAATGCAAAGTCATTTATAATTTTATCCATGTCAACAACATCATCCTCTCCGTCAACATACTTTTCTGCATCTCTGCTTGATAATGCTCGATTGTAGTTTTCTAAATATTTCCTGAATGTTTTTGATCTTAATCTACGCAATTCAATGTTTAGGTATTCTAGTATCGCTTCCAGTTGTTGTAGTTGTCCAAATCTTTCTTCAACTATTCCTGGCAATGCCGCACTTGCTTTTTCGAGGTTACCGTATATCTTGCACTGCTTTTTGGCCTCTAACAATTCCTTGTCAAAGTATGCGATACAGTCTGGTATCTTATCTAAATTCCTGCTTACTTCGTTGTACCAATTAATCATCTTCGCCGTATCCGTCTGACTCTTCGTCTTCCTCGAACACAGTGTTGATTGCTTCTTCTAGTTTTGGATCATATTCGGCAGATGCTTTTATCTCATCGTGTTCAACGCCAATGTCCTCGAGACTTTTTATGAAATCGATGGCCATGTCTAGTTTCTGTCTTTCAGGTACGTAGTGTACAACAGAATCCCACAACCTCTCGATATCTTCGTGTGTAAAGTCGATCATTACTCTTTTATTTCCTCTTCAATTTCCTCCGGCTGTTCAACTGGTGCTTCTTCTTTGAACTCTGCCATTATCATGTCTAATTTATCTCCGACCCATGCTTTCCTGAAGTCTATGTGTTCTTTGCCTGCTTTATCGATGTATTTCAGTCTATTTCCTTGCTGTACTAATAGGCCTTTTTTCTCAAACAAGTCTACAAGTCCACTGTATGGATCCATACCAGTATCGTAAGGAATCTTAACCTGTACACCTTCAAAAGGTTTAGCATATCTTGTCTTCATTACTTTACAAGCGGCCCTGATACCTCTTACGTCAGATATCTTGTTGCCTTTTTCGTCTTCTTTAAGTTTCAATTTTTTCATCGCAACAACAATACTTGATGCATAGATAAATCCTTGTCCACCTGATATCTTGTCATCTGGATCAAACATATCTTGTGATGCATATGTGTGATTGGTTGCTATAAGTCCTACATTCCAACTACCAAACATATTAACACAGTTTCTTACAAGTGCCGTTAATGCCTTAGGCTTCCTACCCAAGTCACCTTTCATGTCACCTGCTTCAAACTGGTTTACATCTGTTGGAGTAAGCATCATACCCAAACTGTCTATTACAAATAATACTTTGGGTGCACCTTCCTTGTTGTCTGCGTGTTGTTCTCTATAGCCTTTCATGAACTCTGAAATGGTTTTCGCTACATCGTCTACCATTGACATACTTAACTTTAATAATTTTTCTTCTGACGTGTCGACGTTAAGTGCCTGTAGCCATTGTTCATCTAATGCGTTCTCTGTGTCAATCAATATAACAAAGATGCCTTGATCCTGTGCATTCTTGATAATGTTTCCCGATGCTATGTAACTTTTACCTGCTCCTGATTCCCCTGCAAGTACAGTGACTTTACCTAATGGAATGCCTTTGTTGAAATCACTGGTCATCAAATAATTTAATGCATAATTTCCTGTTGATATCCAATCTGTGGGGTCGCTGAATCCTATGCCCAGACCCTGTATTGATTTTGTTATGCTCTTTCTAAATTTGGTTGCGTCAAACACTTTTGTCATTGTTATCGTCCTATAGTAAGATCCAAATGATCACTAATACTACCAACACCCATGCCGGTATCTGTTTGTATAAGATCCATTCGATCGCTTTCTTAATATTGTTCATGCTCTTATTATATTACACAAGGCCCTGACAGTCAATATCAAGGCCTTGGTAAAATGTCAGATTATTTTGCTTGTCTTGATCTAATCAACTTCAAGATGTCTTCCGCTCTCTTGGCACTGTCGCCCGCCGGTGCCGCCGTTGCCGGAGCCGCCTCAGGTTGTGGTGCTGGTGCAGATTCAGTAACTGGAGCCGCTGTTGGGGCCGCTTCTGCCACTGGTGTTGCCACTGGAGCCGATGCTGTTGGTACTGCCACTTGTGGTTTACCTTGATAAGCCACGCCCGCTGGTCTGAAGTACTGTCCATACTGCTCAAGATCATAAGCCTCACCTTCAACAGATTTCTCAAATAATTCTTTGATTATCTTTACCTCTGCTTCGGTTGGTTCTTTTGGTCTGAAATCACCTAGGTTATGTAACCCATGTGTGTCGATCGCGGCTCTCTCGGCCTCGTCCAACGGTCTTTCTCTTCTTGACCATTTTGATGTTGAGTAGTCTGCATAACCACCTTTTGTTGTCTTAGTAATCCTGAAGTCTACACCCTTCAAGTAATCAGTTGGCATTTCTTCCATCTCTGGATCCATAAGTGCCCCTCTGATAATGTTGAAGATCTGAGGTCCAATGATGAATCTTCTGATCGGATTCTCAGGTGTTGAGTCTTCTGCTAGTGGATTCGTTGTGACAAAACCTTGGAAAATGTAACTCTTCTTTTTCCAGTATTTTCTGCCCATGTCTTCCATGCTCTTGTCTTTGAACCACGGTCTCACCTCTGTGAGTACTGGACAAGTCTTCCCATACATTTCCATGCACGGTACTTGCACTGTCACTGGTCTCGAGTCTGTCTGACCTTTGATACCAGCGAATGGTAACTTGATCATGTTCCTCTCGGTCCAGAAGAATGTGTTGGTCTCGTCCTTGTCTGGTAAGAACCTGACCACTGCTTCTGATCCTTCTGCTATGTTCCAGTGTGGGTAGATGGCGTTGTCTCCGCCTGTGTTGGAAGTGGAGCGATTCACTTCTTGAGATTTTAACTTCGCTCTTATTTCAGCCAATGATGCCATAATGTAAGCCTCCTTTATTGTGCCTATGTTGTTGTTTGCCTAAATGTATATTAGACATATACTGAATAATATACAGTGTTATTTATCTAAAGTCTACTACTATTATTGGTAATATTATAGTTTAAATGGTATGAAATGATTTATTTCTAAGGGATCGTCGACAGAATCAATAGGCACAACATCAAAAGCGATAGTTATTCTGGGTCTATCCTCTTCATTCCACAATGAACTTCTATGTCTATCGTTATCGCTTTTACCCACAACTAAAAGACCTTCATTGCTGACTACTGTGATAATTTTATCTGTATTTGGAATTTGATATTCTGTGTAACTATTCCCTACTTGTACACAGTAAAATCCATGCCATACTTTTTTATCAGCAGGCCAATGTTTGTGCCAGTCAACTTTTTCTCCTTTTCTAAAAACGTTTAGCCAAGATTTTATCACATAGGCCCTATCATCCAACAACGGAGTTACATTCTTTACTATTTCGTGATAGAGCACAGACACTTGTCTGTTTGGAAAGGTTAAAAAATTATATTTCCTATGATTGGCAGTTGTAAACGTACCGTACCATCCGGTATTTTCTAAATGTGCCAGTTTACTTTTTAATAATTTTTCTACTTCTAAACTATATGAAGCGAGTTGCTGATTGTCTATGGAATTTAACTTCACAGAATAAAGGTAGTCTTTACTATGTACTTGCATAGTATTCTATAAAAGATACCTTATTGGTAAAATGCGAGGTTTTTTATACGACCGATCTGTGAGTCGTATGCCTGTTCTTCTTCTGAATAGAAGTCTTCCAACTGTAGGCCAGCAAGTTCTATGGCATCCTTCAGAGTGTACTCCTGGTCACCCACTTTAAACTTGTCGCCTGCTTTCATGCCTGCGGCCTTGGCTTTCTGTACTGCCTGTGCAAATTGGTTACCCTCGAATTTGCCTGCGTGTGCACCGCCCGACATCTTCTCGTAGTGCTCCGCGGCCTCTTCGGGAGTCAATCCCAATTCGTCTGCTTTGCTCATGAATTCGTCTCGGGTCATGCTCTGAGCCATGTCTGCTATCTTGTCGCCCATGCCTTCTGTCTTGTCTGAGTATTTTGGATCACCTGCCTTCATTTTTTGATACGCTGGAGAGTTCACCATCTTGTCTGCCTTACTCACAGGCATTCTACCCATCAATTCGTCATAGTTTTTACTTAGGTAACCTGTCGCAATTTTTTCGTCTGATGAGGTAAACGCTGACTTGCCATCTTTGTCTAGCACGTCATAGATCATTTTTCCGTCATCACCTCTGTACATTGACACATAAGGTTTCTGTTCAGTTATGTTGTCAACCCAACTTTCAAATGCTTCTGTTTCTTTGGCTTTACCTTTTAGATCTTTCTTGGGTGCGAACGCTCCTGGATCCATTCTCACCTCTTTGCCGTAGTCTGGATCTGATTGCATTTTCTTGTAGTCGTCGATGTATCTCTTCGCTAACTGCACAGCAATCTTTTTGTTCTTGATGTAGTCTGGAGTTGGTTTGAACGTTGCTGAATTTTCTTGTTCCATCTCGTCTGCCACTCTTGAAGCGAAGTTCGCCACTCTGTCTTCCTCGCCCGACTTTGTCAAAAGTCTTGATGCGATGTCTGATAATATAGAACTTAACATTGTGTTTTTGTTTGTGAATTTTGTTGTTTTCAACATCTTGTCTGCTGTGTCATCTTTTCTTAGCACTAACTTTTTATCTGGATCTGTTAAGAAACTCAGTACAACCGCACCATGGTCCACGGGTGGTTGTATAGGTGCGTCAATTGGTTCATCGCCTGGGTCTAATTCATTTACTGGTTGTGTTTTGTTTTTCTCCAATTCACTCATGACCCTACTAATCAGAGGAATAGCGTCTTCCACGCGGCTATCGAGGTTTGTCATAGTGAACTTCTCTCTTAATTTGTTAACAGTCTCATCATCTAAGATTTGATCTTCTGCTTTCTTGTAACTCTTGCAACTTGATTCATAATGAGATTGTTTGCTAAGATTTCTCATGTACTCTCTTAGGTTTTCTAATTGTAATTTTGTGTTTTCAATTATGTCGCCTGCGTTGTCGTTCAATTGATCTTTGTTAGAGACATATCTTTGGAAAGAATTTAATTTTGCGATATCTTCTGACGTTTGGATTATGTGTTGACCAAATTCATCATGTGGTCTACCGCCGTTAGCAACGTGTCTCATCATTGCTCTCGCACCTGCTAGGTGTGTCATTGGATACTTGAATCTTTCACCGTCTTCATTTTCTATGTACAATGATTGTATCTGTCTTGATCTCGCACCCGGCACAGTCTCGTCAACCTTGCCTTTGTGTCTGATTATTAATTTTGTTTTGTCTAGATTCTCATATGAACGTTTTGATGTGCCTGTTAGGCCTTCGTTCACGCCTGCTAATTTTGTGATTCTTGCTAGTTCTTCTGACATTTCATCAGTATTTACCGTTTTGTTCGTATCTGCAAGATTTTCGTAATCCTGCTTCGTTAGGTTGTTTTTAGTGATATCTCTCACATCGAATCTCAGACTATGCTCAACTGCAAAGTCTTTGAGCTCTTTGAGGAAAGCGTACCATTCGTCCCTGCTGTCTTCGTCGATTTTATTCACAAGATCCCTGTTGTAGTACACTTTCATGTTCTCACCATCTGCTAGACTGATACTCACAGAACCAAAAGTGTCGGCGTCTTCCTGGAATTCAAATTCAAAAAATACCGCATTGCTTGGATCTGCTGTGGCGGCACCATTTTCGTCGCCTAAACGTATGTTGGCGAACTGTGATCTTATCTTATTGAATAAATCTTGCGAATTTTTAGGGTTCATATAGTGTATTTATTATCCTGTGAATGATCCAAATATTGGCATTGGGGTGATTTCGCTGGTCCGATCTGTCCATTTTTCGAATATTTTAGGATCAAAGTCTGCCAGCACCTTCATCATACGTGTCATTAACAAACACGCACTGACAAGGTCATCATGTTGTCCTGGTTTTGCTTTGTAACTCAAACCCGTGGCAACGAAGTCCTTCATTTCTGATATCAATAATTGTGAGTTTATCTTCATCTTGTCGTTCTCGACCAGTTCTTTGAATTTTGTACAGGCATCGATCTTGTGTTTCGCCGTGGTGTTGAACCCTCGTCTGAACTTACGTCTGTGCCCTTTTCTGATAGGCTCAGATAGGAACATACCCATGATATTTTCCTCCCCTATGTCCATCACCCGCATAAGTGCGGCCTCACCTATTGTGTTGTTTTCCATGGAGTAGAAAATCTGTGGAGAGGCTGTTGCATCCTGTTCCATTATGGTGTCATGTATGTGTTTGTTGATTCCTTGAAGGATACGTATCTGCTGATTCATTGGAGTCTGGTTATGATGCCATTCTCCCACCTGTTCAAAAGTTGGTAGTTCAAAAATCTGTATTGCGGCATAGTCACCTCCTGTTCCCATGCTTGGATCCAAACTAACCATATAGGTGTGTCCGGGTGTTGGACGCTTAAACCAACGCACCTGTCCTGTAGTCTCTACCGGTGGAACACCTTCCATGTCGGCCAAAACAATACTTGATATCAACGTTTCGTCAAAGATCAAGAACTCGCACTCGTGTTCCCTTCTGAATCTTTCTTCCCCTATTCTGGCACGCTCCGCATCCGCCCATGCTTCATTTCTGTCTGGGTGTTCTGACCAGTGAGCCTTCATAGCATAGAAACCGTTGGTTCCTATTATCTTGTCATTTCCGTATTCGTCAAATCGCTTGTTGGCTTCTTTCCAGATCATTGCGAACTGGTCTTCGTCACTGTTTGGTGTAGATGTTATCATGCACTTACCACCTGTGCTCAATGTGGGTGACAGCGAAGTCCAGAATTCCTTTGCCTTCTCTGGTGGTTGCACGAACGCAAACTCATCACAATATATTAGTGTAAGTGACATACCCCTACCTGTGTTTTCTGTCGTTGTTGTGGCCATTATCTTAGATCCATTGTCAAATTCTATGCTGTTTCTGTTGTACTGTGTTACACCGGCCTTGATCCAACTTGGCAACATCTCATATGCGTAACGAACCCTTGACATGATGTCTGACGCTCCTGCGTATTTGTGTGCCGCAATCAGAATTTGTGAATCCGGCCTGAACATAGCATACCATATCAGATAACCCGAAGCACAAGTTGTTTTGCCTGTCTGTCTGGGTAGCATTGCTATTGAAAATCTGTGATCGTTGTAACTATTGATCAGCCTTTCCTGGTACGGGAATGGTTCAAAACGCATTGAGCCCTTAACTGGATGTTGTATCTTCATGAATTCCTTCATAAAGTAAAGTGGGCCGCTCTTAGGGTCCATACACTTCTCAAGTTTTTGCACTTGCTCTTTGGTGTATTTGTGTTTCTTATTGGCCTTTTTAATTTGGTCGCTATCTAATGATACATACGCCATAGTGTAGTATTTAAGGCTTTATAGGTGCTAGGAAAAGACTTATTTTTTCTCTTTGTCTTTGATGGCTTTCTTCATTGGTTCTTCTTTGTTGCCATCTTTGTCCATATCTAAGAAGTCCGGTTTTGCTTTTTTGGCCTCTGTCTGATATGCTGTTTTAAAACTTTCGTACTGTGTTCTAAGACTGTTCGCCAGTTCTTCTTCAGTGATCTTGTCTTCTGCCGCCATTGGGTTATCTCCATCAGCAACTTTAGGATAAGTTTTCTTTTGTCTGTTAAGACCGCCTGAGTGTTTGTTTACCAAACTGTCTATGTCTTGAACTTTTTCTTCAGGTTCGTTAGCGAATGTTTCTTCCTGTTTTTCATCTTCGGGTTTAGTTACAATGTCTCTCATTCTAGCCATGTCCATGGATCCTGCCGCATCGTCTGTGTCCATTTCTGGTTCATCTGCACCGATCATTTTTGCATCTACTGGTTGCACACCTGCTAGTTTCAAGATCTGCATCATCATGCCTGCTTCTTCGGGACTGTCTGTTGATATCTTGATTGCTTCGTTCACAGTTTCTTTTTTTGTAATTTCTTTTTTACTCTCGGTTGCTTCGTCATAACCATTATAGGCATGCCAAAAATCTGCCATTGCACTTCCGTATTTTTCAATGAATTCTTCTTTAGACATTTTTTCAGCATCGTCTTCCATCTGTCTCTTAACAGCACCCTCATCTACTTTTGGGTTTGTTCTTTCAACATTCTCTACTGCATCTTTCACCAATTCGGGTTTTTTCTCTGCGATTTCTTTTAACTTTGTTAACACATCTATCATTTCCATAACTTATTTCCTTTTTGGGTCTGGGTGCGGGTTAGTTGATTTTGATAAAGGACTTGGTGAGCCTGTTTCTTCGTTGCTCTGTACTTCTTGCGTTTTGTTGTCTTTGCCCACTTCCATATTGAGTGCATTGGCTTCTCTGTCTTTTAATAATTCTTTAAGAAGACCCATGTTTGCTTTTGTGCTGTGGTAGTCTTCTGCGTTTACTTTAGGAGCATCTTTGTACTCGATGTCGTGAAGTTTATTGGCATATTCAGATTTTTTAGCAACTTCCATGTCGTTCTGATATTCTTCTGTTGGCTCTCCTGGTTTCCTCACAACAATGTGTGTTGCTGGAATCCTCAAAATGTCTGAAAGATATTCTTGCATGACCCTAGGCGATTCTGGATAATTCGTTGTGACATCAAAAATAGTAACAGATTCGTTGCTTAATCTTGGAAAGTCCAATGGCAAAGTCATAATAGGTGTGCTTTTGCCTGCTGACATTTTAGCAAGATCAAATTTTTGTAGTGCTGTTTCTAAAGCATTTTTGTCGATGTCTTTAGGTTCACCAGCAATCTTTATTTTGTAGTCATATGACTTGGTTGATTCTGTTAGGTAGTCTTTGAACGTGCTCATATGCAATATTTAGTCTTTTTTGAGTAGTTTCTTCATCAATTCGTTACGATCAGATATCACAAATCCGTCGCTTTCTTCTATAGCGGGCCCATCTTTATTACCCTGATCTAACTTCTGCTTTTTGAGTTGTAATTCGATCATTTTCAGTTTCTTGTCGATCTTGCCGCTTTTAGCATCTATGGCGTTCCTAAGGAAGTTTCCAGCCACTTCAAAGATCCTGCCTGAGTATCTGGAGTCCACGTTCATGCCTAGATCCATTAGATTCTTGTAACTCTCTTCGGCTTCAATTGCCAGTTTGTCTAATTCTAGATCTGACAGTTCACCCAAGCCTTTTACCTGGGGCAACGCCGCCGCAACCTTGTCAAATTCCGCATAACTTTTTTGCAAGTTTTTCTGTGTTTGTGGATCAAGATTCTTTGTTGAAGGATTTACGTTGGTTTCTTTGATTTTTCTATCTTTTTCTTTCTTGTCTACCTCTTTGAATGCCTCTTTTACGTTTGGTAAATTAAGAATGTCCTCTAATTTTTTTGTCATATCATGTATTTACAGTATTTAAAAAACTGTTTGCAAATTTTCCCGTCCTTTTGTTGCACCATTCTATACAAACAGGGTGGGTGAAAGGGTGTCCGTTAAGGCTATCCGGTATCAGTTTTTGGAAAACGTCAGAACTTATAATTTGTTCAAAACTATTTTTGTGCAGATTAATATTGGCATTGTCCTTGACAATTTTTCCAAACATTAGTTTTTCTATATTTTTACCTGCCTGTACAGAACCAATCATACAGCAAGGGTAAACATTTCCATCGCTGTGGATGTATATTTCTTTACGGTGACTCCATATGCATTCAACTTTTCCCGGATCTCTCTTTAGGAATAATTTTTTCCAATACTTTTCTCCGTGGTTGGAATCTAGTTTTTCACGCAATAATTTTTGCTTGGTGCTTTTTTCCAAATCATATAGATGTTCATTGTTTTCAAAAACTTTAAATTTAGAATCAACATCAAATCTTTCCGAATACATGAATTTGATAGACTGAAAGCCCAATGATTCTGATAGAGATTTTGCTTTTCTGATTTGATGTTCGTTATGTTTGAAAACAATGTATTGCCATAGAGCCTTCCCTCCGTTGCCTATAAAAGATTCCGCATTCTCCATGATTTTTTTGTATGACGTGTTTCTACGATAAAGATGATGGGTATCATCTAACCCATCTATGCAAAATACCACTTCAACGTTTTTCCTGGTGCCCAGTCGTCCCCACCAATCTTTATTCCTTAGAGATGCATTTGTGCTGATGTGAATTTTTTGATTTGAAAAAAAATCTACAATATTATCCAGTTCCGGATGCATCAACGGATCGCCAAAATTGCCTCTAAACGAAATTCTCTTTAGACCTTTCATATGATTTAGTGGTAACCTCTTTATCGTGTCAAAAGGCAGGTGTGTTACATTTAAATCCTTGTGTACATTACCTTGCATGTCATAGCGTGGGCACTGAGGACATTTGGAGTTACAATGACTGCTTAATTCGAAATCGATCAGCTCTATAGTTTCTAATGAATACATCAAAATTACTTACGTTTGCTATTATGAAACAACTGTTCTTCTGAAACCACACGGAATTTGATGCGTCTTTGTTTGGCATATGCATTAGCCGCCTCCCATTTGGCCATGTTGATTATGACTTGTTTTTTCTTTGCCTGACTTCTTCCCGCGGCCTCCATTGTGGTCTGACTCATGGGTTTGACTTCTATCATTTCAGCATGTTTCCGACCTTCCTTGTCTTGGTACACGATAAAGAAATCAGGCACGTAGACTGTGTACTTCCCGGTGAATGGGTGTCTGTATGGGATCTTTATTGATTCACTTGCCCATTGGTACACGTTTGGGTGTTCGTCGCACAATCGCATGAAGGCATGTTCCCAACTGCTTCTGTAAGTGGGGGTTTTGGTACCAACATACTTGTTTCCGTTCTTGGGCGAGAACTTCCCCTTAGCGAATCTCGGTAACATTTGTGCTCTCCAGTAAAAATCTTAGATCGAAATCCTTCTTCAAACGTATCACAAGTGCTTTCCTGATTTTATTTTCCTTTATGCCTGCAGGCGAATGCCAACACCAAGATTTAAATAAGGCCCAGTTTCTATTATGTGTAACATGCGATGATACAATTTTTTTGTTTTCATCATACAAAGTTGTGTATCCACTGGCATCATCCAACATGTACATAAAAGTCCATGGATAACTGTCTCTGTGCGGATTATCATTCGTAGTCGATCTAAGGAACTGCACCAACACGCGCGAATTTACCATAATTTCTGTTGGGAAAAATTCCTGCAGTGTTTTATAGGTAACATCATCTACAGAGTATGCCCAGTAACCTAATTTTCCATTGACATTAATTGTTGACTTGCTTGATTTATCAATTATTTTATTAGTGTTCCATTTGATTTTTTTTGTTTCAATAGTTGGCAAATTTAGACTGATATACATAGGTTCTTTGGATATTAATCTATGATGTTTCTAGATACGGTCTCTTTCGTTGTTAGTGTTTGCCTGACACCGAGTCTACTTGACTTGTATCGATTAGCATTTAGTATAATTGTGATGACCTCGGATAATTGTGCCGGTGAAGCATAAGTCAGTTTGTCTAACACTTCTTGTGGATTTACATTGTCTATTTTGGCCTGGGCAAGAATCACATATGCTGTTGATTCAGCAGAGGTCCTTGAAAATCCACGTTTCACAAAGAACGCTACAGTGCTGTCATACTCTCCCACATTAAATTGATAATCAGTCTCATAGTTTGACGTGGTGAGTTTTTCTATAGTTTTTTCGAGATCATCTTTATCTCTTGGTGGTAAGTTAGTGTATAATTCAGCCATTATAGTCCTGCCTTCTCAGTTGCTACCGATACTTCTTGCGTAGATCTGTTTATTTTCAAGTATCCTTCTGTTATTAATTTCCTGATGTCAGTGATTGCTTTATTCCTATATACTGTCTTAATCGTATTATTAGAGTTCGCAAACTGCACATCAGATTCCGCTACTGTGAGATTATTTCTTGATCCGATGTCTTTGTAATAAATTCCTGCGGCAATTTCATCTTTGATTGTACTGTCGTTAGATATCAAATTGAATGCCTCTTCGGCTGTGAGGTAATTTACGGTATCTAAAGACGGCGACTGAATCACACGTGTGTCTTGTTTATTCAGCCTGTCATTGGTTGCCTTTGCACCCGCAATTATGGTCCCGGCGGCCACAGCCGCTCCCACTGAAAACGATCCGACAGGATTATCTATCGTGCCTGCTTGTTTTCCTACTTCTAGGACTCCTCTTTTAGCGATGCCTTTTAGTTCTTCTTTGGCATCTTGTTTTTTAATTTTTTTTGCGTTGTTGTAAGTGTTTGATGCTGACAGTATTGCTCCCAGGATGTTGCCCTGGTTCACATTTCTTATCACTGATCCTATGCCATCCACAACACCGCCTGGTCCGAAGATGCTATTTGTTCCACCTCCGAGCACCGTCAATGGTGATGGTTCTTTATCGTAGTGGATGGTGGCAAAGCCGGGTACACTGTTTGGATTAGGTTGGCCTAGTGATCTGTTTATTAGACCTGATTTGTATATCACTGTCTCATAAAGTATCTGCATTGTGTTTTGTAGCACACCTCCGCCGTCGGCTTGGTCTAGGTTGTCGTGACTGAAAGATCCTATCACTGGGTTGACTAAGGTCATTGATGTGAATCTCTGTTTATGTAATACAAAGATTTCTATACCTTTAAGGTAAGGTTTTTTTCGCATCGCGGGAGTATCCATACCAAATTTACTGATGTTCTTTTTATCGATTCCATCATAGTAATCGTCTTTTGTATTAGATATTGCAAGGTCAGAATTTAATGCTACCGAATCAGCGATGTGGTATTCGTAATATTTTTTCCAGAAAGCATTTACAGTGTCCGCATGATCATCGTGGAATGTTATGTTGACAGGTTCATATGCTATTCTGGTTGCCGCGTACATCTTCTTGTTGTACTGTGTCTTTTCTTCCACACTCATGTTGTATTTTGGCAGGTCACATGCTTTTACCAACATGTTTAGTTCGTATCTTTCATTAGTATTGAATCCATTGTAGAATAGGGTTTCGTCTGTTTGAAAAACCACATGGAACAGAAATTTCTGTTTTGGCATCAATTTATGATTGTCGTCTATATACAATCTGGATGCGTGTCGATAGTCTTTCATGCCAGGAAGGCCTTCCTGGAATCCTTTTAGAAAATTATTAATGCTTGGCATATGGATATTTATGGCCACAAAAAAAGCGCCTATAAAGACGCTTTCCTTGTATAATTGCTAACTTAATGCTGATTAACCACCAGTACTTAACGTACCTAGCGTTCTGGATACCGCTGTTCCAATTCCAGTTCCTGTTGGAGTTTGAATTGCGTTGTCGTATCTTAGTGATAATGTGATAGTTGCTGGCTCTGAAGTTGCGTATGCCAGTGTGTTGTAGTTCACGTTTTCAACATATGCACCGTACAACTCAAATGTTTCTAAAACATTCGGTGCACTTGCTCCGTTACCACCATCAAGCATTTCGATCCTTGCTGTGAATTTGTAGTCGATACCTGATGCCGCACTTGACTGTTCAAAGAAGTCGAACTGTTTCTGTATCTGCTCGCCGACCAGTTTTGTAACTGAGTTGTTGACGTCATCTCTTAGGTTGATCGTGATCGGATCCCAAGTGTGTTTACCAGCAACATAAACTTTCGAGTTGTACACGTCTAACGTCACGTTGTCAAAAGTCAAGTTTGGTCTTGTAATATCGATCACTTGTTTTGTAAGTTCTGATCTCGGTGTTGATACTCCAAAATTTTCCAGGATCGCTCTAAAACGATACTGTAGTTTTGGCATCAATAATCCTTGCGATGCTGAACTCTGATCGTTTGCTAAAGGTACTGTAAATTTTGATAAAGTTGATATTGCCATCTGTTTCTCCTATTTATTCCAAAATTAGTTCCCTAAATTTGCAATCTCTCCTGTGTTTTTGATTCTTAGTGGAATGTAAATGAACTCGACTGATTTGATCGGTTCAATTGCAATGTCCACGTAAAGTTCGTTTCTGTCGATCCTCGTAGGTGTGTTATTAGTGTCATCACAAACTACTAGGAAGTCATATAACGCTCTCTGACCAACTAACTCTAACAAGAATGATTCGATTGCTTGTTTGATCTCGTTCCTTGTCAGTTCATCGTTTGGTTCAAATATGAACGGTTTAGCGATTGCATCAAGTTGTGATCTTAGATACACTGCTAATCTTGAAACGTTTATTCTGTCTAACGCCGAACTTGCCGATGTCTTGGTCAAGTTTCCGAAGTTCACAATTCCTGCACCTGAGAAGAAAGTGATTGGGTTCACTTTAACTTCATGCATAGAATCTCTCACTGACTCCGTAACAGATATTGTTTGGAATTCACCACTCGCTGTGTCTATGTAACCAACCGAAGTGGCATTGTCAACTACACCTCTCCTTGTTCCTGATGGTGCAAACCATGGGAATGCGATGTTGTCGTTGTTGGCCAGCGTTCTCAACATCATGTGTGATGGTGGAACAACAATTGATTTTCCTGTGTTGTCTGTGGTCAAACCAGATGGATAAAACACACCCAAGTAATCACTTGAGCTCACTAGGCCATCCTCACCGTTGTCAAGTGCCGATGCTGTGTTGTTTGCCCAGTTCTGTATCGCAGTGGATGTACCCGCCAATCTTAAAGGTGTGTCACCTACTACAAATGCTGTGTTGTTTCTGTCTGTGTTTAGGTTAATCATGTTTGCAATCGCTTCTGGGTAACCAGGTGTAGCGATAACATTGTAACCTCTTTGGTCTTCTCTTATCGCTTGGTTGGTGTCGATCTCAGATTTGATTTGCTCAACAATTACTTTTCTCTGTGCTTTTCTACCAAAAGATCCAGAGCCGTCTGCGTTGTTGCTAGATTTCGTAACCCATCTGTCTGGGTAATAGGTCGATACAGACTCGTTGTTATTGAATCTTATGTTACCTAGTCCCGCTGATCCGCTTCCTGGATATTTTGTGGTTGTGATGTAACTGTTCTTGTATTCTTTTACATTGTAACCACTTCTTCTAGTGTTCCATAACAAGATACCATTTGGGTAGTTGGCAGGATCTGGAGCATCTGGGTCTAAGAAGTTATCACTCAATAAATTCTTGATAGTCGAGGCTGTACCAGCCGCTGTAGACGTTCCCGCCGCTTTGTCGGTTGATGTATGCCATCTGGCATCCGCGAACACAATACCGTTCTCTGTGGTTTGATCCGTTTTGTCAACTAATACCCATGCCGCACCAGTTGTCGTCACTGCCACTTGGTTCGCTGTGTTAGTTGAACTCAAAGTTGCTGACGTGTTGTATTTGTAAAGTTTTGGATAGTTCTCTAAATCACTTGTGTCAATCCATAAGTCATTGTTCACAAGTGCTGTACCATCTGACTGTGTAGTTGGTGCAGTTGCACTGAACTGTGGTCCATTAGGGTCAGTGTCCGCATATGAACTATCGTAATTTTGATAACCAACCCATGTTGTACCATTATGAATCATGATATCTGCCGAATCGATACTTGTGTCATACCATAATGTACCGTCCGCTGGCTCATTTGTCGGAGACGATGTTGATGCTGTGTAACTTAATCTTTTCCAGTTTGAGGCTAAAATCGCCGTGTTCGCTGTTGAGTCAACAGTCTCACCTGTTGGCACTTTGTACAAGTTATCAATTAACGTTGAACTGTTCTCAGTGTATGATCCATAGTCGTTTGCAGTTGTGTGATCAAAACCAGCATCTGCTAATGGAGTTCCGAGTGTATCAAACATTCTGAATTCACCACCTAGTAAGTGTTCAAGAACAATCTCACCAGTGGATAATTTAGATGCTTTGATGTTGATAAGTTTATCAGCCGAACTAGCCGGCGCACTCGCATCAACTTTTGCGTTTACAGCCGCAATAAAATCATCTGCTGTTGTACCGCCCAATGTGATTGTGATAGCAGAACTTAATGCTTCTTGATTTTTTCTTGATTCTTTGATTGTGAAAGTTTCAGTACTTGTGAAAGTTGGTGAAGTAAGTTTACTTACGATTTTTGTGACACCACCTTCGTATCTGAACAATTGGAAGTCACCTACATTTGGTGATGCATCCGCGGCATCGTTTGTTGCCATGAATTGTTCTGTGATGTTGTATTGTGTATACAAGTCACCCACGCTCAAGCCTGTACCACCGTTAGCAGGATCTAAGTTGTAGATCGCTGAATGGTTACTTGCGTAAAGTGGACTAGAAACAGTTGAGAAACTAGCACTTGATGAACTGTAAAGTTTAGCAACAATGTTTGCACCTGAGTTTGCATTGGTTGTTTTAAACCAAACAGAACCATTTGGTCTGTCTTCGTCTGCTGTTTTCCAAGTTGGTCTATTTGTGTGTTTGTCTTGTAAGAATTTTGCACCCTTGTAAGTTCCTGCCGTGATACCTAAGTCAGAAAGCAAAGTTCCGGCCGCCGCCGCTTCAAATTTGATGGCGTTGTCGTTGCCTCCTTCAGGATCTCTTGTAGAATCACCCAGTGATTTACCGTTATGGAATATTTCAAGGTTACCTGTGATGCTGTTGATACTCGCTGACACGTTTGTAACATTTGAACCAATGTTTGACGCAACGTTTGAAAGTGTTGTGCCACTTGTTGTGATAGTGGTACCGTTGATGATCATTGAGTGACCACTTGTTACTGAGGTTCCTGAAGCAACTGTTATGATCGGTAATGATTCATGCCATGCAG